AGATTAGCAATATCCTTTGCAATATGTGCCTCCCAAGGGTCTGTTTCAGATAGTCCGTTACAAAGAGGATTGGTAACCTCGTGACCTAATGCTTGGAGTTTGTCAGCAACATCACTAAATCGCTTGCGTGTTTGAGTTAGGTCTGTGCCGCTAATCTTTCCTGAGATATATAATTTCATATTCTTAACTTTTTAACGATTGCTTGTACTTGTTCCTTGAGTTGGGTACGTGTGCATGTGTTATCAATCACAAAATGGAAATAACTATCAGGCACATCGTCAAGGTCTGTTTCAGAGGGGTGAGTATCCATATTGCCCATTCTGCATTTCACACGGATAAAGACAGGGTCAAGTAGTTTCATTTGTTCGTATTCCACTTTGAAGCGCATGTCTGTAATAATCACCCTTGGAAATTCGTAATTCTCATATGCCAATCGCCTTAGCATCAGCTTTGCGAATATATCCTCCCCAAGTAGTTCCTTGTAAAAGTCGGCTGTCTTTCGGTATAGCTCCCTTATGGTTAGGTTGCTCGATATACCATTGACAGCTACTAATCGGCTTTCCTTGTATAGGTCTAATATGTAGGGGGTCTGTCCTGTTACTTGGGACACTATCTCTTTGACTGGCTCGGCAAAGGCTCTTAGTGCGTATTTACGTTGGGTGTAGTCATTGAATAGATTAGCCACGGTGTCCTTACCTACTCTTTTCTTTCCTGATAGGACGATGAGTTTTTTATTCATAGTTGTTCATTTTTATAGGTTTGTATGAGTGCTTTTACAAGGGCTTCGCGGACTTCTTCATAAGTATCTCGATGGATTATATAAATTATATCTGCATTGTTATCACGTATTTCTGCTTCAAATTCCTTAACATCTTCAATTAAATCCTCAGTAATACAAATACTGTGAAATAAGCCTTTATCTCTGAACCACTCAAAGACTTGTTCCCAAGCGGGGAGAGAAAAACATTTCTTATCTCTATTAAAGTTTTCTTCTTTAAATGCAGATATATAAAAATGTAAATATCCTTGAGCTTCTCCTTCATCATAGTAACTATTTGTTTCTATCGTAACATCAAAATCATTTTCGTAATAATGAAATAATGTAGGTTCATCAAAACCTATTTCTTTGAGTTCTTTGGCTATCTCTATAGGGACAAGCCAAGTGGGGTAGTTGTTATTTTTCATCTTTTTACTGGTGTTATTTTTAAATAAATCGTCAATATTCAAATTATCAATGTCACCTAAGTTAATTTGCTCTTTGATTATGGCTCCTGTATTATTTATAATTTGCATCGCTTTTGTCAATATTTTTAGTGTTAATAATTTCTCCTAAACTAAGTACAAAGTATATTTTTCCTTCTTCTGCACCCCATTCGCTCTTTCCTGTGCCTTGGGTGATACTTTTTAGTTTCATTGTAAATTGTGGGGCGTTGGCAGCATACCCATTACGGAAGATAACCTTATCGTATGTCTTTCCCATAAGCCGCTTTTCCCAATAGGGCTTTATCTCTCGGTATTCTTCCTTCTTCTCTCCTGATAGAATGAGGTCAAACCAGTTTTTCTTGAGTGTAAGGTGTAAATTCATCTACTATAAATTTTAATCGTTTTGCTATTAATTCTACTATATCCACAGTTACAGCGTTACCTATGAGCTTGTATCGTTGTGTCTTTGCTATGGGCTTGATAGCTCCGTTATAATCGCCATATTGTGTCCAGTTGTCGGGAAAACCTTGCAGGCGTTCACATTCTATTTCTGTAAGGCGGCGCATTCTACTAATGGCATAATTACTATTGTGCCTTGTTAGGGCAGGACTTATTCCCCTTACATCAAACACTCTATTCTGTTGATAGGGTTGTCTGCCGTTGGATTCAGTAGAAGGGTTTATCTGTATCACGGTCATATCGGAATGTAAGCCTCCTGAGTGTCCTCCACCTGTGAGGGTTGCTGCAACCATGGGTATTATATAGGTGTCGTCAGGTTTCATTGCTCCACTTTCTTTGAGAGTTGTACTAATCGGGGCTTTTAATTGACTTTCCGTTTTTTCTGTAGCAGGGAAATCATTCTCTCTGATAGGAAATACTCCTGGGATACTTCTTCCTGCAAGATGGCCGATAAGGTAAATCCGCTCTCTATTCTGGGGTAAAAGCCACTTTGTATTAAGCAATTGCCATTCGATTGTATAACCCCCAATGTTGGCAAACGCTTTGAGAATTGCCCAAAAGTCTGCGCCAGCATTTGAGGAGAATACTCCCTTAACATTTTCCCAGATAAAAATACCTGGTCGGATGTGAGCAATGAGGGCAATTGCGTACTCGATAAGGCTACTTTTGGCTCCTTTAAGCCCCTCTCTTTTTCCAGCAAGTGAGAAATCTTGGCAAGGCGATCCGAAAGTGATAACGTCAATTCCTGTAAAGTCTCCTCCGTGAATAGAGGTAATGTCTCCGATGTATTTTGCATGAGGAAAATTGTGTTTATAGTTAGCAATAGCGTGTTTGTCTATTTCTGAAAAATAATGCTCTGTAAATTGGTAGCCTGCTCTCTGAAATCCGAGCGCAAAGCCACCAATGCCGCTGAATAAGTCAATGATTTTCATTTATTTTTTATTATTCTCATTAATACTATCCAAGTGTAGATACACGATTTCCGATATATCATCCACATAAGATTTGAACGCTTCAAGGAGTTGAGTGTCGGCTTTATTCACTCTGTAAAATTCTTCTACAATATCCCTTGTGTGCTTCTTTACATTCTTGAAGTTGCTTTTGAACTTATACTTTAGATTGCTCTCGTCAATCATGTGTAACAGCTCGTTAGTAGCATCCGAGAATGCTAATGCAAGGATTAGGTAATGAGCCATCTTTTCCCGCTTAAGAATTGGTTTTACTTGATTTTCTCTGTAATTAGATACAGCTATTTCCACGAGGTATTGTGCTTCCTTTTCTGTGATTTGTAAGCCCCTCGCTCTTAGTTCTGTTAAAAATTTTGTACTTTTCATCTTAAAATGGACTGTTGTTTTTAGGGTCAATTTTTGGTAAATTATTTTCTTGTTGAATATTCATACTTACACTTCCTCCTCGTTCAAAAAAGCGCATGTATTGTAGCTGACAGCCTATTATTATCCCTCCTGTTGTGCCATTGCGAAACTTTGAGATGATAACCTCTACCTCGTTATCGGTTGGCGTGCCATCCTCCCATTGGGGTATCTGATAATATTCAGGGCGATAGAGGAATAGTACATTGTCAGCATCCTGCTCTATGGCTCCCGATTCTCGAAGGTCTGAAAGCATAGGTCGTTTGTCACTTCGCGTTTCAACTCCGCGGGATAGTTGGGATAGGGCAATGATGGGTATATCTAACTCTTTAGCCAACCCCTTGAGGGTACGGGATATTTCGCTTATCTCTTGGTCTCGTGTACGCCCTCTCTGGGAGTTACTGATGAGCTGGAGATAGTCTATGTAAATTACCCTTACACCTTTCTCCCTTACCCATTTTTTCGCTTTGATTTTAAGCGATAACAGAGTGAGAAATGGTTCATCGTCAATGTACAATGGCAGCTTTCCGAATGAGGGTCTAAAACTTGCTGCTACTTCCATCTCACTTGGAGATAGTGAGCCAAAAGCTAATTTATTACCATCTATCCCCGCATAGTTAGCGAAGAGTCTTGCTGTAAGTTGTCTTGCACTCATTTCGAGGGAGAATATCCCTACGGGGTAGCCTAAACGTGCCTGATGAAGCGCATCATTCAGAGCGTATGCCGTCTTTCCCATGGCAGGTCTTCCTGCTATGATTACAAGGTCGCTTGGTTGGTATCCGTTGAGCTTGAGGTTAATATCTCTCACAGCGGTAGGTATTCCCGCCCTCTCTGCTTTGGTCTTGAGTACTTCTGTGAGATAATCTCCCAACGCTTTTGGTTGCTTAATTGACAGCCAATCAGAAATCTTATCAAGCTCTTTGTAAGAGCCATCAAGCAACTCGAATATATCCGTATCCTCCTCGTATGATTGCTCAGCAAGATTATAACCTACCTCGATACTCTTACGCTTAACGTACATCTGCATAAGAAGTATGGCGTGGTTCTGTATATGCGCAGAAGAAGATACTCGCTCTGTGAGCTCCACAAGGTAACCACCTCCTCCCGCTTCTTTGAGCTTGCCTACTCGCTGAAGCTCTTTCTTTACTGTCATTATGTCCACCCCTTGCGAGGACTTGTATAGGGAGAGGATGGCATCATAAACAAGGGCGTTTTTAGGGTTGTAAAACACATTCGTATCCTTCACCACCTCAACTACCTCAGAAACTCCTCGTTGCTCTATGAGCATGCCCCCAAGTACGATAGCCTCCAATTCAGTGTCATTTGGTATTTTTCTGTTTTGCATTTTTAAGCCTATTTTTTTAATAAATTACCTCGTTCCCATATTCATCAAAGCGGATACGTTTTGGCGCTGAAATTTGCGGTTGTGGTTGCGCTATAGGGGGTGATTGGTCTTTTCTTCTCATCTCCCATGTACGCACAGCTGCTTTCCAGTCTTTCATTGGCTCTTTTCCAATCTTCCAGCCTTTGGAACTGTAAAAGTCGCAGAATTGTTGCCCTAAAATGCCATTCTTGCGCTCATCGCAATAAGCCTGCACTTCTTCAGGGGTTGGTATGGTGAACCTCTTTCGCCCGCCGCCGCTTTGTTCTTTTGGAGCTTGAAGAGTCTCTAAGGGAGATTCTGAATTTTCATTTTCGTTTTCCAAATCAGAAAACGCAACATCGCTTTTTTGTTTCTTTTTTTCTAAAAAAGAAATATTATTATCATTATCATTATCATTAGGGTTATCTTCGGTTATCTTCGGTAATGTTCGGTTATCTTCGGTAATGTTTGGGTTATCTTTTTCTTTGTAGTAAGGATTAGATTTACCCTTTACAAAATTAGGATTCCCCCCTCTTTTTCCATTTTCCTTATTAACTTCAACTTTCTTTTGGTAACTCTCTGAAAAAGCATCCAAATCCATTTTAATAAATTCGAAAGCCATATCAACTCTCTCATCTGTTGAGCCTGCATTTGCCCCGTTCTCCACATAGTTAAATAACATTTTGAATAAAACGCCTGCCTGCTTGTCGGACAATCTGTTGATTATACTTCCGTATTTAGTTTTAAGGATAAAAGTATCTTTCATAGTTGCTTGTCTTATTGATTATTATCAATCTCGTTTTTTATTAGAATAAATATTGCTTTTGCCGTTGGTTTAAGGGTATCTGTATTATCCACTCCATTAAAGGCATAATCAAAAATTGCCATATATACTTCTAATTGAATTTCTTTTGATAAATCCTTGATAGCATAATACCAACTTGCTTCAAATTGTAATACTTTTCTTTCCATGATTTGTTATTTAAATGAACGTGATAATTACTTCTTATGCTAATTTCTCTTGCATGTGGTAGTCTGCTTTGATTAGCAGGAATACCGCTCGTGATTGAGGGCGGAGTACCTTCTCCCAATCCTCATCAGCAAATGCATAATGCAATATAGCCATGGTTACTTTTTTTTGTTCTGATTGAGGAAGATGCCGCATAGCATCATACCAACTCTCTTTGAAAATTAAATCTTTTGTCATGTTTTTTAGTTTTTAAATCACTTGTCCTAAGCCCTCTCCTTAACATTACACGCCAAGTACAAGCGAGGGCAAAAGACAAGGAAAAATGAATGAGTATTTATGATATTTTTTGCATTTCCTTTTCTTGTTGCTCTTTCTCCATTATCTCTATGAAGTCGAATAGGGTAGGTGTGCTTAC